CGCAGCGCGCTCTGATGAACTTGATTTACTGGCAGCAGCTACCTTCGGGACTGGTTCTGGCTGTGAATTTCTTAAATATTTACGCTCAATTACTATTGAAATGGTAGGTGGGCCTGAGATTACGGATGCGCAACTACGCCACCGTGAAGGCGCTCGCTATTTAGTGGGCATAATTGAAGCGCGTATGCGCTCAGGTATGGAGAGAGGAAAGAAAAATGTCGGAAGATCTGATTAATAATAACGAAGTTTCTGAAGAAGGCATCGTAACATCCACAGATATTGATACACCAACTCCTGAGGTCGTTACTCGTCCTGATTATATTCCTGAAAAGTTCTGGAACGCCGAAACTAATGAGATTCGCATTGAGGGATTGGCAAAATCCTACGCTGAAATGGAAAAGTCACGTGGTAATATTGAAGGATTGCGTGAACAATGGGAATCTGAACGGCTTTCTGTTCGTCCCGAAACTCCAGATTTCTATGCGTTGCCAAGCAACGAAATTTTAGACATGGATGCACTTGCGTCTTCGCCCATTGTCTCTCTTTGGAGAAAGGCTGCGCATGAAGCTGCATTGCCACAAGAAGCTTTTGAGCGTGTTATTAACGATTATGTACAAGTAGAGATTGACGCAATGCAGGTGCGACAGGCTGCCGAGCTTCAAAAGCTTGGTGAGAATGCCAATGATCGTACAACTGCTGTTCGTTTGTGGGCAGAAAAAACCTTTAAAGATGGCGAATTACTATCTGTGCAGCGCATTGCTACTGATGCGGATGGTGTTCAAGCTTTAGAACGTATTATGAGCGCATTGTCTGAGCGCGGAATTGATGTTGGTATTTCTGAAGGCTCGGCTCAAGAAGATAGCTACGAAGATATTCAAAAGCTTATGCAGAGCAAAGAGTATTATGATGGTAGCCGCCGTGATCCAAAGGTTGTTGCTCGTGTCGAAAACTGGTTTAAAAAGAATAACAGTAAAAAATGATAGCTATTAAGCCATTGGAAGCAGGTGAAGAGCCAAAACTTATAGCTCTTGCTTCATCTATGAGGGCTGAAAGTCCCGTCTATCAGCCTTATCCCTTTGATGCGGATAGGTTGATGACATGGATAAACCTTTGTCTGACAGATCCTGACTGGCTATGTTTAATGGCATGGAGTGAACATAATCAAGCAATTGGATTTATTGCTGTTGGTAGTGTGCCAATGATTTTTTCTAATGCGCGAACTGTTGATGACCTTGGTCTGTATGTAATTCCGTCATGGCGAGGTACAACAACCGCTCTTCGTTTAGTGCGACAAATGGAGGGCTGGGCTAGTAGCAAGGGAGAAGTCATTAGACTTGGTGTAACAACTGGCACGAATAAAAATCAAACTGTTAAGTTTTTGCAGCGGCTTGGTTACACGCCAACAGGCATTCTTTTAAGTAAACAAACTTAGTCCATTGTTTGCAATGCAATGTTAAGCAATTTAGCGCATAGGCCCGTAAATGACGGACGGCCCCTATAGGGAGAACCGAACTCGGTCAGGCACGGATAACCGACTTGTTATCCAAACCTTATCTAGGAAATCATTATGGCAATTGATATTAACGACGCTTTTGTAAAGCAATTTGAAAGTGAAGTGCATGTAGCTTATCAGCGCATGGGTTCAAAAATTCGCAATACTGTCCGTACTAAAGCGGGTGTAAAGGGTGCATCTACTACCTTCCAGAAAGTTGGTAAGGGTGAAGCTGGCCAAAAGAGTCGTCACGGCAACGTGACCGTTATGACTATTGATCACGCTCCTGTCGAATGCACTTTGCAGGATTGGTACGCAGCGGATTACATCGACAAGCTTGATGAACTGCGCATTAATCATGACGAGCGTATGGTTGTCGCTAACTCAAGCGCGTATGCTCTTGGCCGCAAGACTGATACTCTGTTGACTGACGCAATGAATGCCACCACTTTGCAGACGACTGCAACTGGTGTCATGACTGCTGCTAAGATTAACGAAGTCTTTGAGACATTTGGTGAAACTGACGTTCCAGATGATGGTGAGCGTTACTTTGCAGTATCGCCTCAGGCATGGGTTAATTTGCTCGGTATCTCGGCGTTTTCGGACTCTGACTTTATTGGTGCAGATGATCTCCCATATAAGGGCGGCATGGTTGCTCGTCGTTGGTTGGGCTTCATGTTCTATACGCACTCTGGTTTGCCAGTGGCAGCCAATGTCCGTTCGAACTTCGCCTATCATAAATCGGCAGTTGGCCATGCGATTGGTCAAGATGTAACAACGGAAATAAACTATGTTCCAGAAAAAGTTTCGCATCTTACAACATCGTATATGGCAATGGGTGCAGTTTTGATTGATGGCTCCGGTGTATACAACGCTCGTTGCACTGAAACATAAACATCTAAAAATTGCGCTTATTGTTACGATCATTAATGGAACGTAACATTGAAATGCGTGGGTCACATCAGTGCCCTTGCTAAAGGAGGGTCAGTCGCAATCTCTCCTGCGACTGGCCCTTTTTATTTAAAAGGATGAAGTAATGGCCGTAACAAGTTTGCAGATTTGCCAACAGGCACTTGTGGTAATTGGTGCGCAGCCGCTTTCATCTTTTGATGATGGCACAACTGAATCTATTGCGTGTTCAAATCTATATAAGAACACTGTTCGTGATGAATTATCTCAGTATCGCTGGCGCTTTGCTACTAATCAAGTCCAGATCTCGCGACTTGTAGATTTTCCATCGGCAAAATGGAAAACAGCCTATCAATTGCCACCTGAGTGCCTGGCTGTTTCTACTGTTTTTGTGAACGATATTCCTGCTGATTTTGATCGATATGAAGACAACATATTTTGCAATGCGTCAGAGAGTGATATTGTTATTCTCGAAGGCACATTCTACGTCGACGAACAATTCTGGCCACCCTATTTTGTACAAATGATTGTCTACCGCATTGCTTCGCAGCTTGCGCATTCGATTGCTGCGCAAACAGACACATCGCAAATGCTTGACCAAATGGCTATTCGACATTCACGATTAGCACGAAATCGAGATGCGCAAGGTCGAACTGCGCCAAAGATCGATACTAGTCGTCTTATTAACACTCGCTTTCGTAATTCGTCGGTGCGTTAATGGCTAGACTACGACAGCTTCAAACAAACTTTGCTTCGGGTGAACTTGATCCCTTAATGCACTTTCGTGTAGATACAGGTGCGTTTAAGAATGGTGCGCGTCGATTGCGCAATGCTATCTTGTACAATTCCGGTGGTGCTGGTCGCAGACCAGGTACGCGATATGCTTCTACTTTAGTCGGCAACACACGTATTGTGCCATTTGAATTTGCTAGTGATGAAAGATACCTTCTTGGTTTTTCGGATGGTCGTCTTGATGTATTTAATACGAATGGCATCTTGCTATCTAGCGTAACAAGTGGGTGCAATTGGACAGACGAAACCTTATTTAAGTTTACGTTTGATCAGAGTGCGGACACAATGGTCATTGCTTGTCAGGACTGGGCACCGCAAGTAATTTTGCGCACAAGCGCTACTACATTTACTGTCAATAATTTTCAGTTTGCGACTAGTGTAAATAATAAAAGGATTTATCAACCTTACTACAAATTTGCGAATGACAATGTTACAATAAAGTGCAGCGCTACAACAGGATCTGTAACTGTTACTGCTTCAGCTCCTGCGTTTATTCCTGCGCATGTTGGCTCGTATATTCGGTGGCAAGATGTTGATATTTATATTACGGCCTACACTAGCTCAACAGTTGTAACTGGTACCATTCTTGGGACCCTTACTGCTACTTATGATAATAATCCGTTTCGTACACTTCATGGATCATCAGTGATTGAGGTTACGCATGTTCTACATGGCTTTACATCGGGTGCAATTATTACCATTAGTGGTAGCAATAATGTTGGTGGGATTACTGATAATCATTTAAATGGTTCCCGTACCATTACTGTTATTGATGATAACAAATACACATTTACAGCCTCTTCAATTGCAACTGAAAGTGTTGATGGAGGTGGTCCTAATGTTCAATATAGCGGGGTAAATGTTGCAACTCGTAATTGGAGTGAGCAAACATTTAGTGATGTGAATGGTTTCCCTGGCGCGGTTTGCTTTCATGAAGGACGTTTATTTTTTGGTGGAACGGGTGGTATACCTGACGGTCTTTTTGCTTCCAGCCTATTTCAGTTTTTCAACTTTGACGTAGGTGATGGTAGTCCAATTGATAGTATACAAGTTATTATTGGCGCGGGTGATATATCAAACATACGCCATCTTGTGTCTAATAACGATTTGCAGATATTTACCGCTACTACAGAGTTTGCTATTTTAGCGCCTCGTGGTGAAGGATTAACACCTGCTAACATAACCATCCGCAAGCAGACGCCTTACGGTTGTGCTCTTGTTCGTCCGTTGCCGTTTGATGGAGCTACACTGTTTTTGCAAGCTAGTCAGACTGCGATCCGAGAGTTTCTTTTTACAGATACAACGCAGCGTTATGCGTCTACTAACCTTAATGTGTTGGCTGCGCATTTACTTTCCAATCCATACGACATGGCTGTTTTATATTCTGGAACTGAGCGCAACGAGCAATATGCTTTTATCATGAATGATAATGGTAATGTGGCTACATTTTATTCTGCGCGTAGCGAACAATTAGCTGGCTGGACAACTTGGGATCAAGGTGGTGCAGGTTCCCCTTTGTTTAAGGATGTAACTGTATTAGGCGAGGATGTGTTCTTTGTATCCTTGCGTGATGGCGTATATTATCTTGAAAAGTTAGGCTTGCGTACTGACTCAATTGATGGCTCGGAAACCTTTACGTCTGAGACTGCAAAAAATAACTGGGTACTGCCAACGCGTTATGCCAACAAGACTGTCTCTGTTCTTTGCGATAATTATTATTTAGGCGACTTTCCAGTTGATGCGTCAGGCAATATCAACGTGGTTGAAAATGTACTAAATATAACTGTTGGATATAATTACACCTTCACGATTAAGACTCTTCCAGTAGATCTTGATCTTCAGACTGGCTCAACAATTGGCCTAGCCAAACGGATAGCCCGTGTTTTTGTCGGTTTAAATAGTGCAGCATCACTGTCGATTTCTGGCAATAGGTTGCTGTTGCGGCAGGTGTCTGATGATGTTGAAACTGCACCTAATCCCGTTACTGGAGTTTATGAGTTTCGATTACTTGGTTTTCAAAAAGATGCGTTTGTTGAGCTAACTCAGGACGAACCTTTGCCAGCAGTTGTTTTAGGTATGAGCATGGAGATACAATTCTAATGTGCATTTCAGCAGCAATCATTGCGGGTGCTTCATTGGCGGCTTCAGCCATTGGGACAATTGCTACAATTGATAATAACAATTATCAGGCTGGTATGCTTCAGCTGCAAATGGAAGAGCAGAAGAAACAACTACGCGATCAACAAAAGCTCGAACAACTTAAAGCACAAGAGGCAGAGTTAGCTAGGCTTGAGAGCTATCGCGAACTGCGTGAGGCAAATTTATCAGCAATTGCGGGATCTGGCGTAGGCCAAAATTTATCTTTTTTAAGCGGTGTTACCGAGTCTGACCAGAAAGCATTAAGAATGGATCTGAGTAATATCCGTCTTGGAATGTTAGGAGAGCAGAACCGTATTGCAAATCAAATACGTGTAAATGACATTGATGTGCGAATGGCTAAGTCTAATGCTAAGTCTGCTAATCTTGCGGCTGGCATAGGCTTTTTTAAGGACGCAGCAAAGGCGGCTCAATATTACAAGGAATATAAAACCTAATGGCAATCCAACCATTTCAGCGCAAGATAGGCATTCCTGACGCAGCAGGCGGCGGCATAACTCGTATTGCTGACACGCGTAGTTTTGACATTGGCCCTGCTATTTCAAGTCTTGGCGAGACACTTATGTCTACGTTTGAGCCAATCCTTGCTGACGAAGCCGTTAAGCGTGGTAATGAAGAAGCTGGCAAGGTGATGTTTACGCGCACCGAGAACGGACAGCTTGTTTTACCACCGCCCACGGATGATGGTGGTCGCAGATATGCAGCAGCTTTTGATAAAGTTATTGAGACTCGCTATATAAATGAGGTTGGCACAGAATTTCAGAATGCGTTAGATCAAGAAGCAGCAGATCGCCGCACGGGTGTAAAGAAGTATGACGCAGCTGAATTTGCTGCAAGTGTCCAAGCTAAAACTGAAGGTATGCTATCGGCGATGGATCCTCGCATTCGTCCGCAGATGGAGGAAGTATTTCGCCGCGAAGGTCTTGAGCGAACACGTTCGTTTCAGAATGAGTGGTCGGGCACCAAACGTAGGCAAGCACTTGATGGCGTAACAGATCAGGTACGTTATCATATGCAGGGTTTAGCTAACTGGCAAAGACTTGGCTTGACCCAAGAGGAGGCTATTAAAAAGCATGGTGGGCCGCTTGAGGGACTAATTAGCAGTCTTGAGCAGCTTGGTGGCATTGGTGAAGAACAAGCCGATGCAATCTTAATGGAGCGAGATCAGCTTACTGACGGAATTAAAAGTTATACTCAAGGTCTAAAAACTATTGCAAATATCTTGCCTGCTATCAGCGGCATAAATTCTGAAGATATTCAGCTTCTTGAATATTGGGCAGATGGCGTGCCATTTGAAGGTATTGTATCTGGGCGTGTACGTACTTCTGTACAAACTCCGGAAAAAGTAACACCTGATACTTTAAGAGCGTTTGCTAAAGAAAAGTTTAATGTCGATCCTACAAGTGTCGAGCGTTCGCCCGACCATCCTTTGTCAATTGCAAATCCTAAGTCTTTTCATAATACGGCATCTGGTGGTCGTGCGATAGACATACCTAAAATCCCCGGCATGTCATTTGAAGATTATGTACAAAGTTACAAGGACTCAGGTTTTACTGTTGTTGAGGCTATCGACGAATATAAAAACCCATCTAAACATTCTACTGGTGGTCATTGGCATATAGCCTTGGGTAATACGCGCAAAGTTGTTGCTGAACATGAAATATCAGATCTACAGCAGTTGACGTTTCAAAGTGTTATGGATCTTGATCCATCAGTACGTTCGCTACTCAAACAATATTTGACGGATAGAAAACAGGTTATCAATGCCGAAGCGGCTCAAGCCGCTGCTGATCGTCGTGCAGAAGAGCAAACTCAAAGAATTATTAACGCTGAAAGAGAAACAGCACTTTCTATAGAAGGCGCATTATCTAGTGGCGTTGGTGGAAATTGGGATGCAAAGGAAACCGCGCTTTTAGATCGAGCGTTTAGCCAGATTGATTTGTCGAAGATTGGCACTGATGTAAATGTACGCAATCAGGTGATGGGCTTCGTTCAAAGAAACAACTATTTGCCTGAGTCTATTTTTAACTATCTTGATAACAGCGTTCGCTCCGACAAGTGGCAACCAGCGGTTGAACTTTATCAAAACTTAAAAGACGCAACTCTTGGTCAAAGCGGTGCGCGCGTTGGCGACCTTATCTTGTCTCAACTAGACCCAAAAACTGCGGCGCTATTGCAGCAGTCTGATGCTCTTGCGCGTCTTGGCATGAGTCGACCCGTTATTGCGGCTAACCTAGAGGCACGTCGAAGTGGAAATGTATTTACAACTAATGAAGCTATTGCAGAATTTAACCGTACAATAGATAACCCAAAAGAAAATGGGTATCAGGCTGTAAAGGTACAACTTCTAAGTAATGCTCTGGGCACTAAAAAAGGATACAGTCTTCCTGCAACTTTGATGCGTGACTTTGATACAGCATATGTAGCAAATCTTGAGATTACTCAGCAGCCATCTAAGGCAATGCAACTTGCTGTTAATCAGGTTAGAGGCCGCTATCAAACAACTGGATTATTTCAAGGCAATGTTGGTCCATCATCTTTGCTGCGCATCTATCCGCGCAATGTTTTGACGGAGTTTATGTTTAATGAAAAGACTACTGATGGACAGCCATTGCTTCGGCTGGTCAAAGGGCAAAAACACCGCATGTTTGGATCTGATCCTTCGGTAAGATTGAAGCCCTTAGATAGCAATACAAGCGGTGTTGGCCGTTATGCGGTATATGTTTACGAACCAAACAACACGGCAAATTTGATTGATGTGTTTGAGTTAGATTTAGGTGCAGAACTACGCGATCACGTGCAGCGTAAAAATTCAACAGCTAATGTTGTTACGCGTTCTGATATTATCTCAGCAGCTAAGCAAGATCGTGCTAAAGAAATAGATTTTTGGACACGCTTTGGTCAGCGTGCTGATCGTATAGGTGGGAAAATGTAATGCCAGTTAATGTAACGCGTGGCCCAATTAATTATCAACAACTTGGTATAGCTGAACCCGTAACTGGAAAGCCTCCATTAGATCGTGGTTTCTTTGGAAACCTTAGTGATACTTATGCGACTGGTTGGTTGGGTGCAGTCAAAGATAGTGTTGAGCAAACTTTTATACGGAATGCTACGCGTAAAATTGGTTTTGATGGACTTGATAATGTACCACTGGGTTATGAAGAATATGCAGGATCTTACGCATATGCGGAAAGTCCTGAAGAAGTAGCTAAGATTACACAGAACATTGATGAAACAAACAGTGCGCGCCAACGTTTAAGCGGCAACAGCATTGCAGCTAACTTAGGCTACAGTCTGGTCGCTGGCATTTTTGATCCGATTAACCTTATCGGTGGCCCCTCCCTTAAAGGCGCTGGCTTTGTAGCTGGTGCGCTTAAAGGCGGAGCGGTTCTTGGCAGTGTTAATGCTGGCACGGAGATTGTTCGGCACTCACTTGATCCAACGTCAACCCTCGAAGAGACAAGTATCAATATCGGATTTGGCTTTCTGGTAGCTGGTCTTATAGGCGGCGGCATCGGCGCTGTAACACGCAATGCGCCCGGTATAAAAGTATCAGGAACAGCTAGGCTTACTCCAGAGCAACGGGCAAAGGCTAACGATGTAGGCGGCAAGTTTGCCAAGGCATTGAATGCCGTAGAGGGTGCGCCTGTTAATGAAATCATGGACTTTAAGGGGCTAGGTGTGCGCATTGTTGATGCACCAACTAACAAAGTCGATAAGAACGGAAACCCAATTTACGCATTCTATCGCTCGAAAGAAGCATTTGAAGAACTGGAACGCCGTGCCGTTATACAAAAAGCAGTGGATGATGTTCTTGGTGATGTTATTTCAGAAGGCGATGAAGCTGTAATTGTAGACAGCCGCGCATTTAATGAGGCCGATCAGGTTGCTGGCAGCACGCCCCAAGCAGCCGAAGCTACCATTCCAACAGGACGTACTGCCAGCGATGGCGAGGCACCGCGGACCGGAGAGAACGCTGCGCCTCGAACAGAAGCAGAAGATACAATATTTATAGACACAGTTGCAATAGCAAAGTCTTTTCCTGACAAACCGTGGGTCAACCCACGCTATGAAGGCATTATGCCATTAGCAGAAGACGCATTCAAGACACCTGAAGAATGGGTAAACTTTGTTGCGCTACACGAACTAAACCACAAGACAACCAAGCGGATTGATGGCGAAAGTGTGGCAGACTACGAGAATCGCATTAATCGAATGGCGTATGAAGAGGTGCAAGCTGGCCGACTACCTATGTCGCCTACGCGCAGTGCGCTTGAAGACTTGGCTTTACTACCAACGCCACAGGGCAGCTTAAACCGCTACGCTCCAAACGACGATGCAGTGCACAGCTTTGCGCAAGGTATTGCTGGCGACCACGCTACGCAGACTATTGCTAGTCTGGCCGGACGCGCAGCGCAACCTGGCGGATCTGTCTTCCAACGAGCAATGCGCTGGTACCCTGAATACTTCAAAGCATATCAGGCTATCCGTGAGGGCTATTCCAAGTACGTTCGAGGCTATGCAGCCAAAAGCGAACTGATGCTTGGTCTTGATAACTTTACCGCGTCTTTGCCAATTATTGGTGCAGCACGTCGGCAAGGCAAGATGACTTTTGGCGAGTTTAACATGCACGTTGGCCGCGCTGTCTTTGACGATGCAGAGTTTTCTATTGATGGGCGAATGCTAGATGCAGAAGACATGGTTACTGTTCGCGAAGCTGCTGGTAAAATCCGTGTCGTGCTTGATTATGTTGAAGCCGAAGCCAAGGGCTTGGGTATGTTCGAGCGTCAGCGTGTGCTTGAACGCGAGATTGCTTGGCGTGAGGAAGCCAATGTACGCGATGAATCTTTTTTAACCAAGGCTGGCAAGAAGAAATCTGCCGAGATTCAAGCGCGATTAGATGCACGAAAGATTGAGCTTGATGAACTGCGCGCTGCGGCCGATGAGCTTGTCGAAGGCGATCTTCGGTTTAAAGGAGATGATAGCTACTGGCATCGTCTCTACAACATCGGCGCTATTCGTGAACGCTACGATGATTTTGTAGACCTGATTGCAATGGGCTTTGCGCGGGAAGCTGGCGAGAATTTTGAGGTAACTCCAGACATTCGTTTGCGCGCAAGCCAGACAGCGGATCGCATTATCGGTGAGGGCGTAGAAGAAAATGCTTATGGATTTCCAGGTGTACGCGCACTGCGTACTCGCGTTATTCCATTGTCAAACAAAGAGCTTGCTGACTTTATTGTCCTAGATGCTGACACAGTAATGAATACTTACATTCGGCGGATGGGGGCAGCTATCGAAATGCATCGCGCATACGGATCGCGAAATCTCGATAAGCAAATGGACGCATTGCAAGCGCATCTTATTGATAAAAATTATACACCAAAGATGCGTCAAAAAATTATGTGGGAAATGGAAGCCATGAGAGATCGTGTGCTTGGTTCATTTCATGCCAAAGATCCACTTTCTTGGGATAATCGTGTAGCACGCGCGGCCAAAAACTACGCTAACTTAACTGTAATGGGCCGTGGTATCTACTCACAATTTGTCGATGTTGCTAAAACTATAGCGGTTGAGGGTCATCGTCCTTTACTAAAGGCAATTCATGCTTCTTTCTCAGAAGGTTTTAAAAACATAAGCCGTGGACGATATGCACGTGAAGCGGGTGAAGCATTTGAGTTTGCTATCGCAAGAGCTTCCGCGCGCGGCATGGAGAACGATAGCGCTATTGTTGCAACTAATCAGACGAGCATTGAGCGCGGCCTTGCTAGTCTACAGTCGCCGTTTTTTACGGCTAACTTGATGAACCCGTTTACTGTTATCTGGAAAGACTTTTCTTCGATGATGACAGCGCACAGATTAATTGCTGACAGTCAAACGCTGGCTAAGGCATTGCGCTCTGGCAAGACACTGGCAACCTTGTCTAAGAAAGAGAGTAAGATTTCTTCCGAGCTTGCAAGCTGGGGCATCGATGCTCGGCGCGCACAACTGATTGCTGACATGCCTATCGACAAGACAGAGAGTGGATTGTTGCTTCCTAATCTTGACGCATGGGAAGGCACGGCAGGAGCGGCTGCGCGTGAGGCGTTTGTTGGTGCATTGTCGGGTAATATTCGTTCTAATGTTGTTACTCCAGGCCCATTGCAACGAGCTGCGATTATGGATGGTGTGTTCCGCGTCAAAAAAGGTGGCGTGGTATCGAAAGTGTTTGCTGATGGAGGTGATCGCCTTGAGCTTCCATTAATGTCATTGCCGTTCCAACTTCTTTCATTTGCTAGTTCGGCTAGCGCCAAGACAACGCACGGACTTTTGTCTGGCCGTGATCGGAATCGTTACATTACGCTGACTGGTATGTTGATGGGTGGATACGTTTCGGCATGGTTAGCTGCTGGCGACAACTGGGAAAACATGAGCTGGGAAGAAGCATTTTACAATGCGATCGATAGATCTGGTATTTTGGGTTGGGCGTTAGATCCAATCAAACGGGTCGAGACACTAACTGGTTATGGGCCTCGTTCTGTTTTAGGATTAGAGCAATATGGTGAAGGCGAAGTAAACCCCAAGATTGGCGCAGTTGCTGGCCCTGCTGCTGGCGTAATGGCTGGCGTGGCTGAAGCGTATATTGACGACAATATGTCTGATGGACGTCAGGCAAGTAATATCCGACGCGGTATTCCGCTGGCTGGTATGGTTTGGTGGGACGAAACTTTAAAGGATTGGACGCGCGCCGCTGCTAGTAACTCAGGCTATAGCACTGATCTTGACCCATTAGACGCGTTTGAAAACGAGGAAGAAGAAGTCGAGCAAGAACTCATGACAGTGCAATAATAATAATCATGTCCATTGTTAAAAACAAAAACAGCGTGTTGAAAGCGCTTGGAGGTTTCAATGCCAGCTATACTTGTTAATGATGTTTCACCAGTTGTTAGCTACGTGGCTACGGCCTCGCAGACTCTTTTTGC